TTAAAACCGTTCCAGAGTGCATACCATCGCATCGGCGGGTAGTTTTTCCGTGAAGTCGACCTGACCGTGTTTATCGAAGTGGATCAGTAATGCGCATCCATCATTTTGGGTTGGGGTGTTTTGTGCTGCTGGTGGTTGTTTTTGGCTGAAATAACAGTCTTCCAGTTTTTCGAACACTTCCCACGCCTGATCGGTTTCCAGCATTTTGGCGTGACGGGCTGCTCCGCGTTCTGTCCAGAGGATGAGGTGCTTTGTACGCGGTGCAACTAAGTTACTTTGAGTAACCTTGTTCTTAAATTCCCGCAACTCAGCCCCTTCCAATTTGAAGTAGTGTTTCCCACAAACAAAACGCTCGGCATTGCGTGTATAGTTCACTTTGATGTTATTAGTTTCGGTGCCATAAAGTTGTGCCAAAAGCTCGGTAGTAATGACAGGGATTTGGTTATGGGTGATCGGGGAAAGAGTTTCAACTGAGATTTGAATAGCCATAGGATGATCCTTTTTCTATGTGAATCATCACCACTGCTGACGCCAATCAGTATGGTGGTGAACTGTGCAGGGTTGGCGTAACCGGGAAAAAGGAACCGGCGCGGATCGCTCCGCCCCCACACAGCCCACCATTGAGATGCGACAGTGCAAACGACAATAAAAAAGACGCTGGCGCGTCTGTTGTCGCCTTTTTCATCCGGGACGCCAATCCCGACGCCAGATTTTGCTGGCGCGTGAGGAATATAGCCCCGGACAATGTGTCTGGTCAAGCTCCTACATGATTCGTTCTACGTATCTGTCCATCTCCAGTCGGATATCAAGCATCATCAACATGCCATCAATAACCCCTTCCGCTTTCTGCAGGCGCTTGCCAATACAGGTATCCGAACACCCATGCTTTCGTGCCAACCCCATAAAAGTCATTCCACCTACGTAATAATCCACCAACAAATCGTGCAAATCCTGATTTTTCTTGTTCAACCGGGCCATACAGCCACAAATTATCATTGCATCATCATCAGAACACTGAGGGCGTGATTTCACTTTCGGCGGGATTAATCCTTTAAAACCAGCAGCGATTGACGCCCATGACACATCTTCGTGATTGTTCGCAGCCCATGCTCCCCACCGCTCCATAACCTGCTGAATATCACGCACCATCGTTATCACCTGTAATTTCGTAAATCTTCACGCCCAACCGCCCACCAGGAACAGGCAGTCCGCGCACAATATTGATTTCATCAAACTGCTCGTCGTCTATAAGTAGTCCGGCATGCGTCAGCGCATCCAGTGGTGCCTTCAGGATATTGTCCAGGTCGCGGCGGCGCTTATCCGGTGGCTCTGCAATAATTTTTATTGCCAGCCTTCCGGACAGGTTTAATTTCAGTCGCTGCTGGCGAACAATTAGTGCCACATCACGGCGATAACGCTTTCCGGCCTCCGAGATGAAATACGTATTGCCATGACGTCGCCAGTAGGTATTCACCGTCGGCGGGTAAGGCAAAACAAATTCTATGCGTTCAGTCATTCATGCTTTCCACTTCAGGACACCCGAATTTCTCGCGTGCATTAAAAAACGAATCAGCAACAACAGCTGGCTGCCGTGTTTTTCTTCAAAATCTTTTACCCCGGCGTGCAGTTCGTTATGACATTTACGGCACAGCGGAATAACAAACAAATCATCAGCCTTTGTTCCCATCCCTCCCTGACCGTGACCAATCAGGTGATGGGGATCGTCGGCTGGTTGACCACAACACGCACACGGCTGTGTCTTCACCCAGCGCGTATATTTCTCATTTACCCAACGGCGACGTTTAGGTCGCCTCATGAAAGATTCCGGAGACTCCGGATCAACGGTGATGCATACCACCGTATTTTCCAGTGGTGGGTTCTGTTGCTGGTGGGAGTGAGGCAACGGCGCAAGATTTTTTGTGCGCTGCTTCAGTATGTTGGTGGCGGTCTGCTCTCCCGGTACGATGTCGCTTTCGCGGTACACCGCGCGGATTTTTTCCGCACGTAACCCCAGAGAACGACGTAATACTGCCTCCGGAAGCGCGTCCGCCACTTGATTGCAGACCGCCCACCAGGATAATTCAGCCAGCGATAACTCCCTCTCCTGCGTGCCATTCATTGCATGGCGTATGACGTCAATCATCCATGCTGACAGATTTTGATGAGCAAGTTGCTCGAGTGATTCGGATGTCTGGTCACGCAGCTGGTTGTCGCAGTGCCAGCACAACACCATCGCGCCGGTACCGTAACGATGTATGACGATTTCACTGTGATGATAGTCACCATGAGGCCACTGGCAGGATTTGACATGACGCAACAGCCAGTCAGACAGTGCCCCAGCGCCGCCAGCAGCACGAATCACCCGCTCATCGCTGAAAAATGGCAGTAATGATTTATCCTCCGCCAGCGGCTGGCGAACGGCAGGGACGACTCCGGATGGCAGGCCGCACATGCTTTTCGATTCCGGCTCCACCAGCACTCGAGGATTGTGAAATACCTGCATGGATTCACGACCTGGCTTAAGGACCACCAGCCCGAGTTCCGGTACCAGAACAGGTCGAAGTAATACCCGCACGTTACCTCCAAATCCGTTGCTGGAATGTGCGGGACGGACGCGGTGGGCGTTCGGAGTAAGGGAGTCTGACTGAGATTATCCAGTGACGATAGTCGAGACTAAGAGCTTTCTTAACCTCGTATCCACGCCTGCGGTAACACTGAATTATCCATTCAGCCTGCTCTTCAGTGCATGGAGGATGCTGGAACCAGTCTGATTTGAATGCGTGAAAACGCCGTCCGCACCTGCTGGCAAAGACAGCAGAATCATTAGAATTGTGTAATTTGGTATCGTGCGCCATCGGTTGTCTCTGCTGGCGCAGCAGGTGCCAGTTGTTCAGGCTGGCCTGTGGATTGTAAACCAGAATACGTAAAACAAAAAACCCGCCGAAGCGGGTTTAGATTAGATCATTATGCAACTCTACGTTCGGGAGCAACCACAAACAGGAATCGGGAAAGGGTGCCCCTTCCTCGCATATCGCATAACTCCATTGATACAAACGGAATAACGAAAAATAATTTCGCACGGTTTTCCGCATTCCTTACAGATTTTCATTGCCATAACAAGCAAGTCCCTGCATACCTGTATCCCCATACAGGTTGCGATTTGTTGGGAGAACCGCTAAACTTGCATCTGTCAAATCCAAGTGTGGCGGTGGGGTTCTCCATCTGCACTGGAAAGTTATCGGACTTTCCATCCTAAGCCCTGTTACAGCAGGGCTTTTTTATAAAAAGTCAAATGATAGTTGATCCATATAAAATCCTAATTCGCGCAAAACCACCTCGGCAAACAAATCTGCTTGCCATTCAGCATCTTCAATTTGCGAAGGTGGTTTATTGGAACTGTGAAATAACGCTCTATGCCCCAACACCAAATGTCCGATTTCATGAAAGAGCACAAATAATGCTTCTCTATCACCTTTACATGCCAACTCAAATGTATGATTCGGCACACTAATTGTAAGTGTAATTGGATCGTAATGCCCAGATGTCAAATCATATGTAGCTTTAGTCCACGCACGATCCTCAACGATATTGAGCGTTATCCCATATTCACTCAACAACTCAAATGCATGGTCTAACCGCTTTTTTCTTTTCAACGTTTTAAGGTCGAAGATCGCGCTATAGTTAACAGCGCGAGTTGTTATATCAACAATACTCATTGGTGCAACACGATTTCCACGTAATGTGTAAGCTGATTGTTCCAACGATCATCCCTCAACATGATTAATACTTTTCATCAACTCTGCTATTCGCTTTAACTGCTCTGGTGTTAATGGGGATTTAGCAAAACCAGCAACCAACATTTGCTGATTTTGCGACAATCCATCAAGGGAAACAAACTGATTAGATACATCAGCCAATTCCTGAAGATTATTAATCTCATAACCTCTTTTCAGGAAAAAAGCCTGAATCTCTTTTACCCATTTTTTGGGGATTTTCTTACTGCCTGTTTCTAAACCGCTCAGAAAAGCTGAAGTTACTCCCAGTTCTTGAGCCATCGTAAGCAATGTGCAGTCGGTATCTATCCTCGCTTTTCTAACGGCCTTACCGAATTCAGTGAGTGCCATAGTTAATTCCTCGATTCGCTATAAGTAACAGGCTGCCTATTTTCGGAGCACAACCTGTGATGAAGACTTCATGACTAATAAATTATCATAAAAAATGATTTTGTAAACCATTTTGGTAAATTTATTATCTGAAAGCAAAAAAAAACGCCAAAGAGGGTTAAGCGCGGGTGCATTGAGGATGCCGACACATCAGAGGTGGCGGGAGATTACTCTCCCGCCTGGTCACTCTTACTTCTCAGATTCGTAGTCCACGAAGACAGCAACCTCCGTCTGGCCGGTTCGGATTCGTACCTCGCAGAGGTCTTTCCTCGTTACCAGTGCCGTCACTATGACGGTTAAACAGATGACGATCAGGGCGATTAACATCGCCTTTTGCTGCTTCATAGCCTGCTTCTCCTTGCCTTTCGGCACGTAAGAGGCTAACCTAGATTTGCCGTTCATAGATTGAGCCTCAGATTAATGTTAAGCGTCTTGCAGGACGCGTAATGTTAACTGGGCTTTTCTTTATCTGCCTTTTGGTGTTCATGCCTGAGACAGATAGCCTCAAGCACCCGCAGCGATTTTACTTACCCTCCCCTCTAGTTCATTCGATACTACAACTTTATTTTCTTTTCGTTGTCTATATAGTAAATAACATGTAATAAAAGTTAGTCACTAACAATGGAGAGATGCATATGCCCACACTTATCGGAAAAGTGCTTCGTCGATACACAAGTGCTGTAGCAACCCATGTTGACACCCATCTTGAGCAAACGACAAAATATCGTCTTACAGTTGATGCGAACGGTAATGCCACCCTGAACATAGAAAACCCAGAAGTTCAAGCAGACATCATCAAGAAAATGAAACAATTGCGAAAACTACATAACCGTACAGACAAGGAAGTTGCTTAATGGGTCCATTGATTATAACTGTGATTCTCGTGTGTGGTTTTTGGTACACCGAGAATCACTATCAATCGAGAATTCATCACGCAAGAACAAATGGGTGGTCATCCTATTTCTACGTTGCAATGCATGGGTGTCGTTTTGTTGCTCAAGGATTTCTTTTGACGCTCGGGATCTACATGCTTTTCTGGCTACTGAACTCTATCCCACACATAATCAATATTTTCCGAGACAAACCTATAGAATGGCATTTTTTTAATTGGTTACTTGAAACCAAAGTGATGGAATTACCACTTTTTGCTGTCATCACCATCATTTTCGCTTGTTGTATTGCTTACTCTGAAGGGGTGGATGCGCGAAAAGAAATGGAGAATGAAGAAGCGCGCCAAAAGGCTTACAGGGAGATGGCATCAAAAGATTCACTAGAAAACCTATTGATCCAAGCCATTGACACAGAGATGCTGATTTTTGTAACACTAAAATCCAGAAAAGTATATATCGGGTATGTGGCAGCACCACGTGTTGAATTCCACAACTGTGCGCATCTTGAGATCATACCATTCATTAGTGGTTACAGAGATAAGGATTCACTACGCTACATAGAACAACACCGATACTATGATCTCTATCTATCCAAAGAAATCACATTTGAGTCCGAACCATTAAATTTACAACATTTTCGACACGTCATTCCTATCGAACAAATTGAAGCGATCTCGCTCTTTGATGAAAGCACGTACAGCGATTTTGAAAGATTTTCCGAGCCAATGCCTGACACAAAGCAATTACCAGTATAGTATTACCCCCCCCTCTAACGATATACTAAAAAGCCGCTACAACTGGACTGCCCCCATAAAGTTGGACAGTTCATGTTAAGCGGCTTTCAGGGCTTGACCCAACAGAAGTTAGATTGTAAGTATCCCGCTTAAACGGACCATCTGGTCTTTGTTCCACGGTGACGTGCTCATACTCATACCTCCTGAAATGTGGGAGATTTGAGTATGGTTGTCCCTTATGAGAGAAATTTGCACGAAGTGGATAAGTTACCGGAGCTGAAGGTCCGCTGTGAGCGAAGAGCGGACCTGAGATTGTGGTATGCTAATTTATGGGGATCAGGTCAATTGTATTAGTTATCTTTTTGCTTTTCTTTATCCCATTTCTTTGCAGTGGTCTGATACCACTCTTCACGTAATCGTTGTTCCTCGGCTCTGTCACTTGAATTATAGTTGTCTGTTTTAATTTTTTTGCTTCCATGGGAAATCGGCCTCCAGTCTTCTCTAATCTTTTTCACCTGCTCGGCTATCTGTGTCATTGGACTCCTTGCACCTAAGTAGCTAACCCCCTCGAAAGAAGCCATATCATAAGAATACTCATTCCGCTCTCTTTCAGTTGAGCCCGGCTGTTTAGACCAACTAATACTAACAGAATAAACTTGATCTTTAATCTGTTCATACTTACAAAGACTGCTGTTGAGCGAATGGCCGTTTTTTAATACGCTAACCTTGCTAAATGGTATACCTTTATTTTTTCTATGTTCAGCATTTACCAGTGGGGGATTAAATCCGATTTCAATATCATAGGCTGGGGCATTTCCGGTATTAGCAATATTGATATCAAAATAAAAAGCAGCCCAAGAATTTGGTTCAAGAGTCACAACGACGTGAGGTTGAACTGATGCGTCAACCATCCTTTTTGTCTCGTCTGCTAATAGCCTTGTTACTCTCCACAAGAAAAATGTAGCAACTGCTGTTAGCAATGCTGCCCAAGCGGAGATAAGTGTGCTTATTGTGTTTATATGCTCTGCGATAAATTCGATCATGAGTTGTCCTTGGGGGCGTACTAATTGTTTTCAAGACTAAAATAGCGCCGGGCTTGAAAAATTGCACACTTATGGTTCGATTTACCTCAACAGTTAAGGCTTCAGCTTCCCCCATGCACCTCACCCAGCTCAAGACTGTATGATGTCTGACAAAGAACTTACTGACACTTGAAAACGAGGTAGCGGCTAGGATTTCTCGTAGGGGAAGGATTGAATACGAAGCCTGTATATTGCTCCGCGAACGCTGCTGAGAGCAGTTTAAATGTTGGGCGTTTATGTGGTCTTTCACTCACCAGCATGAGTTCAATGCCTGTGAATTACCGACAACAATATAAAGGGGGTGGCATCATCATATATCCAAGGTAGAGTCAAATCCCTTAACTGGTTTTATGATCAGCGTCAATTGTTTAATTATTGAACGTTTACGAAGCGGCACGGGAGTCATATAACTAATGGGCAGGTATAAGCCTGTATCACGAGGAATCAGTAAAATGGCTGATGATAAGACCAAAATCGGTACCCCTGACAATGATTTAATAAGTATCAAACAGGATTACGAAAGACGTGATTGGGCTGAAAAGTTTGGAGTTAGCGAGGCCAAACTTGTTCAAGCCGTACAGGCTGTAGGTCATTCGGCTAAGAAAGTACAGGCATGGCTTAAAGACCATTAATATATGAGCGCCTTTCTAGGCGCTTTTTTCTTTGTCCTTTTGGAGATGATTTATGGCTAATAATTTATTTATTACTTATGACCTCATTAAAACGAAAGATTATGCGGCTGTGTATGATGCAATTAAATCTTTAGGAAATTGGGCTTTAACAACTGAATCGAACTGGTATGTTAACTGTAGTTACTCTGCCGAGGATGCAGCCAAAATTGTGAGGGCGGTCATGGATAGTGATGATAAACTTATTGTTGTAGACGCAACCAATAACTTAGTTTATTGGTACAATCTCTCTGATGAAGTTAGTAACCAAATTCAGACTGAGTGGTACAAGTAATTAAAGGGGGATACCCCCCTTTAATTCAGAAACTATCATGATTGAAACATTAAATATACTGGGTTTATTCTATCATCCCTGCTCTCTTGCTATATGTCCTGAAAGCGTTCTTTTAAACCTTCTGCTCAGTATGTCCGGTAATGGCACAAAGCGGACAACCACGCTAGCTCTACCCTATGCCATGAAAATGTCAATTCACATATTAATTAATGCTCTTAAATATCATCACTACAATAAATACCGAACATCTCCCTGATAAAACGACAATATGCGCTTCATAACTTCGCTTTTACGGCACTCACTACAAATTATATTATGACGCCTGTCGTAACGACGTATTTCTCCGTCTAGTAATGACCAAATAAGGTCTGGATCAACCACAACTGGTTTCTTCACCTTTGCCCTCGATAGTTTTTTGCGGGCGTTTTGCCAGTCTTTACGTGCCTGCTCAGACGGGAATAACCCGTAGCCAGAGTTGTATACGTCACCATTCGCAACCAACTCCCTGGCAAGAACACTTATCTGATATCTTGTCGCCCCCGTTTTAGCTTCCAGTTGTCGTAACGTCTCGCGCCCACTCTGGCGTACGAGATCAACGATCTGCCCTTTAATTTTTTCCCGCTCTTCCTGTGTAAATACTTTTGCCATAAGCCCTCCCCAGGAATCACTTTTCCGACACAATACGACTGGAGGAATCGACAATCTGTCGGACAATATCCTGGTGCTTGTTCAGCTCCCGCAGCGCGGCGCAGACTCGCTCCCACTTCTGGACATGACTTTTCGCCCGGCGCAGTTCGCGGTTTGCCATATGCAGCGATGGTAAAATCAGGCCATTGGCTCGCGTTTCAGTGAACGATGGCAACGACTGCACAATGTCCCCCACAGTATCTGTTTTAATTTCTTCCTGTGTTGCCGCTTCCTGTACTGGTAACGCAACACCGGCTGGCTGAGAAAAGGCTTTACCAAGTGTTTTCTCTACCGATACAACTTTCGGCTCTGCTGGTAAATTTTCCCCGGTTTCTTTTACCTGCATCCACTTACACCCCTTCCCCTGTCCCAGCTTAATCACCATGCCATCGCGGCAAAGCTTTTCCATCGCAGAAACCAGCGACCTGACGCAATCAGCACGCCCCACAGCAATTGCAATCTCAGCGGTGGTCATTGCCCCACCATGAGCAAGTGTGGACAGGATGTCGCAGCGATTCAGTGGCTCACGCTCTTTTCTGCTGACCACCGGATGGGATTTTCTTTCCACTTTACACACCGTTACTTTTTTTTCTTTCACGCCCGTTTGTCGTTCTGAAACAGACCAGTAACCATTAACCGACACAACTTCTCCCAGCTCTTCGTACTCCCTCAGCATTTTAATCGCCTCTGCAGGTTCAATGCCCAAACTGGCAGCAAGCTCGGTGCACGTCACCTTTTGCATCGCTTTTAACGTATCAATCAACGTTTCCATCAAAATTTCTCCCGTTAAAATCATTTACCAATCTCAAACCAAACTTATCCCCTGAACCCTGGCGGAATTTCGGTGTCCGGTTCAGAAATGTGATTCACACAACGCTGTACAGGCGAACGTCCCAGACGAATAACCAGCTCATCCCATTTTTCGCGAAGCTTTGACGGGCTCATGACGTTTTTTACCCAGAATGGATCCCGTTGTACCCGACTGAACATTTCGCAAATTTGCCTGTGAGTTCTGCCATCCAGCATCCGCATTGTGCGCACGTCATTGGCCCATGCGGTCCAGTTGGGTTCTTTCGGTCGCGTAATCTCGCCATCATCGCTGGCAGCCTGTTCGTAAAGACTCACGATTCGCCACCAGATCCACTGCGCACACGTCAAATCTTCCTGAGTTCCCCACTGGCGTTTTTTCACACTGAACACAACCGCATCAGGATGACGGGTTAAAAACGCCTGTTCAGCTGTCTTCTCGTCCGGTTGCGAAGTTTCCGGACAAGAAGATCTTTTATCTGACGGATCAGGTTTTAATACTGACGGATCGGGGCCAACCATCGCCCCCCTAACCGGCTGTTTTTTATCAACGGTTGATCCATCAGAATTTGACGGGTCAACGGTTAGCGGGTCATTTTTTGCCGGGTTAATTTTTCTTTTCGGTTTATATGCCTCACGCGCCGCCGCTGCTGCTGCTTCGAGTTTTTCCACATTAAGACGGTAGATATTGCTTTCATTACGCCCACCGACCTTACGTTCCTCCTTCGTCAGCCAGCCGTTCTTTTCCAGTTCAGCTATCGCAGCTTTAACCGTTGATTCACTCTTTGCCCCAATCTGACGACGAATGGTCTCCACTGCAGGCCATGACACACCTTCGTCATTGCTGTAGTCTGCAAGGCGAGCCATTACTGCCACTCTGGATAAGATCATGCCTGTGAAGGCACACCCTTCCCAGACAAGACCATGAAGCTTACTGCTCATAAAAAACCCCGAACACCGTGCTTTTAGTGCATCACCACGGCATTTCCCGCCGGGCCACCACGATTCATCTGATTGAAGCCAGCGATCGCCACTGCGACAAAATCATCGGCGTCTCTCACCAGCCGTTCCCGCGACTCCACCAGCTCCCGAAACCAGGCTGAACTGTGACTGCGCATTCGGGCCACCAGCAGAGGCGGCATTGCCTTTTCGATCGCAGGCAACAACGCCTGAATTTTTTTAACCGCATCAGGAGTGTCTTTCTCCACCCAGCGGAAAATTTTCTGGGTATTGCGAGCCAGGGCTTCCGGATGGCTGTCGTCATACAGTTCCGGGAACGTAATTCCCAGTTCGAAATACGCTTTGGTAATTTTCGCAGCCGGTACTTTCTCGCCGTCTGGATGCGCCCAGGCATTCATCGCCATGCGGATGTGTTCATGCTTGATTTTCATGAATCATTCTTTCCTTCGTTCGAGGTGCTATCCTGCTTCTTGTAAAGTTCTGGGTTGTATTTCAATTCACCGTTAGTAATTTCATCCAGCTCCATTGCGCGAAGTTTGGGAATAACTGCTTTCCACCGCACAACAGCCACATGTGAAATTCCAAGAGCCTCAGCTACTAGTCGTTTTTTTTTGAAATAGCGCAGAACATCATCTTTGAACATAAAACTCTCCTGTTATTTCGAGCAGGAGGGTAACAATAGTTACATAGCAATGTCAACCATAGTAACATCACTTGGTAGTAACATTGGTTACATGAAAAACACTATCAGCGAACGTATTCGGAATCGTCGAAAAGACGTTGGATTAACCCAACAGCAGGTTGCGAAAGCAATCGGCATATCTCGTGTATCCGTAACAAAATGGGAAAATGGCTCTTCAAAACCTGACGGTGAGAATTTACATCTACTGTCAAAATTGCTTTCCAAATCTCCTGAATGGATTCTTTATGGAAAGGACGGTCACGATAAAACCGATGATCTGCGTCTGAATCAGTACCTTTACATTAGTGACAACATCGCCCGGTTGCCCGTTTTAACGTGGGAACAGGCTGGTTATTGGGATATGAGTTGCCCAGTAACCGAGATTCCTGGTATTAAGAATTGGGTTGATGTCATGACAAAAACCGCTGAAAACTCTTTTTTATTGCATGTTGAGGGAGATGCGATGACAAACTCTAACGGCCTCCCAACCATCCCCGACGGATCTACCGTGCTGATCACACCATGCTCAAGTAACATTAGAGAACTGGTGGGGAAAATAATCTTAATCCAATTGGAAGGAACGCCAAACGTAACACTAAAAAAAGTTGCGATTGACGGACCAAACATCTATCTGTTGTCACTGAATCCGCTTTACAAACCCATCGAACTGAATGGCGGTTACACCATTAAAGGTAAAGTTTCACAAATACATCAATACTTAGATTGAGTCAGAACCCGCATTCATTGCGGGTTTTTTATGCCCTCAAACGTACCTTTTGCAACATTGCATTGACTCAGATGGTAACTCTTGTTACCTTAACAACATACCAACCCACCCCGCCCCACAGAACGCAGGGCAATACTTCGAGTTACCAGGCAGTGGTCAGGGGTTAAGTAGCCAGCCCGAGGCGTAAGAACATGACGGCAGGGTTCAACTTTAACTATGCAGCAGGTTTTTGTTCCGCTACCCCGGCGTTAAGGGGAAATGAGGTCAACATGGATACTATCGATCTTGGCAACAACGAATCTCTGGTATACGGCGTGTTTCCCAACCATGACGGAACGTTCACCGCGATGACGTATACCAAAAGCAAAACGTTTAAAACCGAAACTGGCGCACGTCGCTGGCTGGAAAGAAATTCAGGTGAGTGATATGGATTTCGACGCAATCATGAAAAAGGCTTACGAAGAATACTTCGAAGGCCTTGCCGAAGGCGAAGAAGCTCTCAGCTTCGGTGAGTTTAAACAGGCGCTTTCCAGTTCGACAAAATCTATCGACTAACGGGGTTAAAGATGGAATTTAAAGATTTACCTCCAGACACTCAGAAAATCGCCGCAGAAACACTGAAATCTCTCATTTTGAACGGGGAGACAGAAAAGGTAGAGCCAGCTAAAAAACTGGCTCAAGAAATCAGAGAAGCCTTTATTGCTCTTTATCAGTCTTCTCCATAGCGGCTTGTTTTTCTTCTTTTAATATATTGCGAATTGTAATAACTGAATTAGCCGCCTCTGAAGGGGATGACATTTTGCCAGCCCGAATTAACTCAACTGTTAAGTTCAAAGCTGCAACAGATGGATAGGTAAATGGGTTAATTAACTTGTCTGACATTTTATCCTCCATTGAGGTTCTGGGTTAAAAATGGAGACCAACACGCTGCCACATGTGGTCGTGCGCCGGACACGGATAAGAATCCGGCACTGACAGTTTACTGAAAGGATATATCCCTGAAAAATCAGGGCATAACGCGAAAGCGCACGGCGAAGTTCGTCTCACTGTACGGTGTCGTTAAATTTAATTCGACCGTGCGCTTCCGGTTGTGGCACTCCGCGAAATGGCGCGGCGGTACGTATGGCGGGGTTATTCCTTCCCCCTGTTGAGGACACCGGGTTGTCAGGTTGACCATACGCCTGAGTGACAACCCCGCTGCAACAACCCATGTTGATTACCTTTTGGCGGCATCAGTTTCATTGCTGGCTGATGTCCGTCCTTTTTAAAGTGAATTTTGTGATGCGGTGAATGCGGCTCAGCGCACGCGGAACAGTTAAAAAGGCCAGTTGACTTCCGTATTGGTTCTTATGGGTGGGTTCTCTGTATCCGGCGTTAATTGTTAACTGGTTAACGTCACCTGGAGGCACCAGGCACCGCATCACAAAATTCATTGTTGAGGACGCGATAATGGAAACGTTATTACCAAACGTCAATACGTCTGAAGGTTGTTTTGAAATTGGTGTCAGAATCAGTAACCCTGTATTTACTGAAGATGCCATTAATAAGAGAAAACACGAACGGGAGCTATTAAATCAAATATGCATTGTTTCAATGCTGGCCCGTTTACGCCTGATGCAAAAAGGACGCTGACAATGAATACAGCATTTGCACTCGTTCTGACAGTTTTTCTTAATACAGGCGAACCAGTCGATCTTGTTATTGGTATACATGACTCAATGAAAGAATGCATGGCTGCCGCAGCGGAACAGAAAATTCCCGGCAACTGTTATCCGGTTGATAAAGTTATTCGCATGGACAATAACGAAATCCCGGCAGGACTTAAAACAGCACCGTAATTAATATCCGGTTTCATTTTTATATGCCAGCAATGGCAGGGATTTGTTCACCCTTAAATCTGTAATGAGGTTAAAACAAAATGAGTAAAGTCTTTATTTGCGCCGCCATTCCAGACGAACAGGCAATAAAGGAAGAAGGTGCAGTCGCTGTAGCCACTGCCATTGAAGCCGGCGACGAACGCCGCGCCCGTGCCAAATTTACCTGGCAATTCCTGGAGCAATATCCGGCTGCTCAGGACTGCGCTTATAAATTTCTTGTTTGCGAGGATAAAACCGGCATGCCCCGCCCTGCCATCAACTCCTGGGATACCGAATATATGCTGGAAAACCGCTGGGATGAAGAGTCAGCCTCTTTTGTCCCGATCGAACCAGAATCCGATCCGATGAACGTCAATTTTGACAAGCTGTCCCTTGAAGTACAGAACGCGGTCCTGGTTAAGTTCGGTACATGTGAAAACATCACCGTTGATATGGTGATTAGTGCACAGGAATTGTTGCAGGAGGACATGGCAACATTCGACGGGCATATCGTTGAGGCATTGATGAAAATGCCTGAAGTTAACGTCATGTATTCAGAACTAAAGCTGTTCGCCATCGGGTGGGTTAAACATAAATGTAAGCCGGGTGCAAAATGGCCTGAGATCCAGACAGAATTACGCACCTGGAAAAAACGTCGCGAAGCCGAACGCAAAGAAACCGGGAAATACACGTCTGTTGTTGATCTTGCCCGCGCCAGAGTCAACCGGCAGCACACTGAAAACTCAGCAGGAAAAATCAACCCCGCCACTGCCGCCATTCGTCGCGAATACAAGCAGACATGGAAAACGCTGGATGAAGAACTGGCCTACGCTCTGTGGCCTGGCGATATTAATGCCGGAAACATTGACGGCAGCATCCATCGCTGGGCAAAAAATGAAGTTATCGACAAAGATCGCGAAGACTGGAAGCGCATTTCCGCATCAATGCGCAAACAACCCGATGCCGTCCGCTACGACCGTCAGACTATTTTTGGCCTTGTCCGTGAGCGTCCGATCGACATTCACAAAGATCCCGTGGCACTGAACAAATACATCACTGAATACCTGGCGACAAAGGGCGTGTTTGAGGATGAAGAAACAGACCAGAACACTGCTGATATTCTCCAGCCGTCAGCAGCACAAACTGATGCAGTGGAAACTGAAGTATCTGATACCCAAAAAAATGAAAGCACGCTGGAAACTGAACCATCTGTAGAGCGTGAGGGGCCGTTCTACTTCCTTTTCACCGATAAGGATGGCGAAAAATATGGTCGTGCAAACAAACTTTCTGGTCTGAATAAGGCGCTGGCTGCAGGGGCTACTGAAATCACGAAAGAAGAATATTTTGCCCGCAAAAACGGCACATACTCAGGTTCACAACAAAATACTGGTGCATCTGACACGATCGCACAACCAGAGCCGGTAAAAGTTACCGCTGACGAAGTAAACAAAATTATGCAGGCAGCCAATATCAGCCAGCCTGACGCCAATAAGTTGCTTGCTGTATCACGTGGTGAATTTGTTGCAGGGATTAGCGACCCGAATGATCCGAAATGGGTGAAGGGGATTGAAACCCGCGATTCAGTGAATCAGAACCAGCAAGAAACGGAACAGAACGACCAGAAAGCGGAACAAAACAGCCCAAATGCGCAACAGGAGCCGGAAAAAGCCTGCACCGCCTGCGGTCAGACCAGCGGCGGCAACTGCCCTGATTGTGGTGCGGTGATGGGCGACGCAACGTATCAGGAAACCTTTAATGAAGAAAATCTGGATGAATCTCAGGAAAAAGATCCGGAGGAAATGGAAGGCGCTGAACATCCACACAAGGAGAATGCTGGCAGCTATCAGGACCACGCCAGCGATAGCGAAACTGGCGAGACGGCAGATCCCTTAATTGCGGTGAACGGTCATCACGTTATCACATCCACCAGCAGAGTGTGGTACCACCTGATGATCGACCTTGAAACGATGGGTAAAAAAAGTAATGCCCCCATCGTGGTTATTGGTGCTGTGTTCTTCGATCCGCAGACCGGGGAAATCGGGCCAACATTTTATATCGTTATCAGCCTGGTTGACGCTATGGACACGGGTGCTGTTCCTGATGGTTCCACCATCGAATGGTGGCTTGCTCAGTCCAGCGAAGCCAGATCTGCAATTTTAGTTGATCAGGTAAAACTGGTTGACGCTCTTATTCAATTTCGGGAATTCATCAATGAGTACTCGGATGAAAAATTCGTTCAGGTATGGGGCAATGGTGCAACTTTCGACAACACTATTTTACGAACCTCGTACGAACGCCTGAACATCCCCTGCCCGTGGCGTTACTACAACGATCGCGATGTACGTACAATCGTTGAACTGGGAAAAACTATCGGCTTCGATGCCAGAACAGTTATTCCATTTGAAGGCGTGCGCCACCATGCGCTGGATGATGCCCGTCACCAGGCGAAATACGTTACAGCCACGATACAAAAACTGATCCCGAATCAGGCTGATTTTTAATGTTCAACCGTCGCCAGTTGTAGTTGGTATTCTGCAACTGGCGCGTTCCGGAGTGATAACCATGAGCGAACAGTACCTGATAACGCTCGATGAGTGGAAACCCAAACGGTTCAGTCTCCCAATAACAAACACTACCCTGGTGAAATACGGAAAACTTGGATACATCGTACCAAGACCACAAAAAATTCGTGGACGTTGGCTGATAGATCGCCGGGCAGTATTTGTTGGACCTGGTGAAACGGGAATTGCGCCGGAAATTCATACTGGCGATGATGATGCACTGAAGGAGATTTTAACTCATGTCACCGAGGCCACGAAAAAACAGCACTGACGTAGCCGGTCTTTACGAAAAGTTTGATCGCAGAACTGGCAGAGTTTACTACCAGTATAAAAACCCTGTGACTGGAAAATTTCACGGACTCGGAACAGACAAAGGCAAAGCTGAAAGAATCGCTTCCACAGCCAATCAGCGAATAGCTGCAGCAGAAGCCGAATATTTCATGCGCAAAATTGATGAAAGTCCATCAGCAACAAAACGTCGGGGTATCAGATTAAAGGCATGGGTTGATCGATATCTGAAAATACAGGACACGCGACTGAAAAATGGAGATATTGCAGCTACAACTCACAAAGAAAAAACTCGAATGGCTGCATACCTGGTTTCCCGTCTGGGAAACCACCCATTGAAAGAACTGGAAGTAAGAGACTTTGCATTAATACTGGATGAGTGGCTGGATAAAGACATGGTCAGCACAGCGAGAGTAAATCGTGGATTATGGGTTGATATTTATAAAGAAGCACAGCATGCAGGAGAAGTTCCTCCTGGATGGAATCCTCCGGAGGCTACCCGTAAACCGATCCCTAAAGTAACCAGAGCCAGACTCACCCTGGAAGACTGGCAAAAAATTTACAACGCAACGCCTGAAAAACACTTTATCCGTAACGCAATGCTTCTTGCGATTGTTACTGGTCAGCGCCGTGATGACATTTGCCATATGCGTTTTTCAGATGTGTGGAACGAACACCTGCATATTACCCAGGGAAAAACTGGAATGCGTCTGGCGTTACCGCTGACGCTACGCTGTGATGCCATTGGGATATCGCTAAAAGAAGTGATTGATGGATGCAGGGACAGAATATTGAGTCCATACCTGATTCATAGTCGGCACCAAAAACAACCAAAACCAATGAGTAAAGACAACCTGAGCGATTACTTTGCCAAAGCGCGGGAGCTGGCTGGAATAATTCCACCAGCAGGAAAAACTCCGCCAACATTTCATGAACAACGTTCTCTATCAGAACGGCTGTACCGTGCACAGGGTATCGATACAAAAACATTACTGGGACATAAAGTCCAGGCAACCACCGATCGTTATAACGATACTCGTGGTCAGGAATGGGTTAAATTGGTTGTTTGACGAAATAAATACAGCTGAAAAATGTTGATATTACTTTGCTAGTGTAAAAACCCCGGCATCAACCGGGGTTCGGAGACTAATCTTGATCAGGTTCCTGCTTAGAATAATGTTTTCCAACAATAAATGCCGTAACCAATGCAACAAGATCTATTGAAACGAGAGTTCCGGCAAGAACTGTCTCCCCCATGACGCCAAAGACAGTGGCAGCTAAGATGATCAATATTGCCAACCCAAAAGCCTTTGTTTGACCATCTCTGGCAATATCAATGCTATCAGCCACTGTTTTATGGCGATGAGCCTGCTCTTTTTCGGTCAACTCAACAAGTCGATTTGCAAGCCCAGGCACCAGTTGATCATACTTTTTAAGCATTGAAGGTGGCGGAACAGGCCCCTGAAAATGCTGGCAAACAATAGCCCGCACCTGCGGACTATCCAAAACCCTGTTTAAGACCTCTGGATTTTCGATTACTCGAGAAACCAGTTCATTATCCTTTTGTTCTTCACAAGTGAGTTTGGTGTTCTCACTTTCTTTTTGATCTGGCAT